TGTACCGCGAATAAGATTCCGAGCTTGTTCTGGCGTTGTGACAGGATCGTTGTCTCTGATCTTCGCCATGTGGTGGTTGACCATGACAGTTGCGCCTGTCTCTGTTGCCATCTGTGCGAGCAGACCCATGAATGCAGCACCCGCTGCGGGGTCAGCGTTCACATCTGCGTGAACAAACGATGCAAGCGGGTCAATGACGATGAGCTTGAGATTGTCCATCTCTAGCATTTGATCGTAGATGCGAGAGAAGTCTGGACCTACTTCGTAAGAGTTATCGACCTTCATCATGATTGGAAATACGCCGCCGAGGTTGGGCAATGGTAGAACACGCAGCTTGTGATCGTAGTGTTGACGATAGCCCATTGGATCAAGGCGAGAGATACGTCTGTGCATCTCGTCCTTGTCATCTTCTGCGGTCAGGATGATTGCATCACCGTGCTCTGCGACTAGGCCACCAAATGCGTTCTGCATAGATGCGCCAGAGGCCACCTTCATGGCTAAGTCGAGCGTCATCATACCTTTGCCCGAGTCACCTGCCGCTGCGAATACCACTGGCACACCAAGGGGCAGCGTGTCTCCGATAAGAAACTTTTGCTGTGGTGGCGAGCCAACAAAGTATTCGTTGACCAACAGACTATTGTCTAAAAGATTGATCGGCTTTTTTACTTTGTTTTCATGGCTTTGCAAGAAGTTGCTAACGCTAAATTCTTCTTCGATAGCGTCCGCTGCGTCCCACTTTTCAGGCTTCGATGCAGGGATATGCAGCATCAAAGTTGACTTTGCCCCTGCTTGTTTCGCCTGCGCTTCTACGATCTTTGCTAGGCGTTTGCCTGCCTCATCGTTGTCAGGCCAGAGAATGACTTCTTTGTTGCGCAAGGGGGAGAAGTCAAATTTATGCGCGGTATTTTCGGAGAGCATGCCCGAACCACCAATGGTGCAGGTAGCTGCATATCCGAGTTCCGTGAGTGCGTCCGCGCACTTCTCCCCCTCGACCCAGATAACCTTGTCGGCTGCTAGGATGTCGGGTATATTGTATAGGGGTCTAGGTTCGGGTAAACCTTGACGACCATTCATGAACTGGCGGAATTGCTTCTTAGGCTTCCCAGAGTCATTCCGAACAATTTCGCCAGTCTCATCTCTATCAAAGTATTTACGCACCGTGACGAGCACTTCGCCGTGCTCATCTGTGTAGGTGTATTCATCTTCGTAGGGCGTGTTTGGCCCAATCTGCTGCTTGACTGGCTTTTGTTCGGGTTGTTGAAAGCCGTTGGTAGCTGTGGTGTTTGTGACCTGAAAGTTCTGCGGATTGTTATTGAGCTTTACGATGTTTTCAGGTGGGGCCACATAGTCAGGCGTGAGGTAGGATTCAAAGTAATCCGCGATCTCTTGCATTGTCCAACCGCGACCTTCTTTTAGCACTTTTGAAATGCCGCCTACACCATCACCAGACTCAAAATCTTTGCCCGACATGAACCATGGGCTGTTGATGTCGATGTTAATTCTTAGCGATTGACCCTTTTCACCACCCAGTGAGCCGAGCATAAAATCATTCCCGCGAATCATTCCTTGCGGGTACGTTTCTATTAATGCCTGCCGCTGAACGCTGCGTGGAACTTCGCGAGAAATACGCTCTGCGATGTCTTTTGATGACTTGCCAAACCTTCCCAAACTCATTATCTTGTCCTCATACCCAAACGATACACTATATATGGGGTGATGCTCTCCTCGCATTGCCCCATTTTTTTATTCAGCCCAACAAGTATTCTGGTATTCACAGAATTTGCAGAGAAAAAAATCTTTGCTTTGCGCTATTCGAGGCAGCATGTCATTGGCTTTTGCAGCCGTCAATATATTTACTGCCTTATCGCTCGCTTGCTGTGCGAGCACAGGATTGTACGGAACCAGTTCGTAGTAGACTTCTGATGTATTTTTATTGACTACGGTAAACAGCGCGGGGTTGTCCGTTAGCTCCATGTACGTTTGATATAGCGCAATCTGTGTTGCGTATGTTGGGTTTGCTTTTGCTACGCCATGCCGAACAAATGATTGGAACTTTTTATCGTTCGCTGATTTGTTTTCCCACAAGCATGGGTAGTTCATTTCGACTGGACCGCCACATAGCACACCGTCGATGTGACCTCTGATTTCGCCATCAGCGATTGAGAAACCGAACTGTTCGCCGTTCTTATCTTCTGTGCGCAGATCGAACCCTGCGTCACGAAACCACTTGGCGACATAATCTTCGATGTGATGACCGAACTCAAAGATGCGCAGCGTTTGTGCGCTAAACTCTTTCCCTTCGTCTATGGGATGGTTTAGGTAGCGATACTGTATTTTGCGTGAGCATTCATCACCAATGCTTGATGCGCCAATGTACTTGCGGCGTTCACGCTTTCCTTCTCTTGCAACAATCGAATTGTCGATTGCTGCTTTGATGTGCTCCACTGCGGGATTATCAATCTTAGAATGGGATTGAAGTAGAAGGCCAACTGCCTGTTGACTTAAAGTAGGTTTCTTCGAGCTTTCCAATGTTAATCTCCGCTGCTAGACGTTCTGCTTCCTGTAATCCAAAGATGAGTGTGTGGACTTGATCTTCTGTTAGGTCAGAGAATCGGGTGTCCCACCCAAACTTTCCAAGTATAAATGCCAACTCTTCGATTGGCTTTGGTGCTGCTGGCACTGTCAATGCATTGTCTCCCTTCCTGTTGAGCCGAACAATTCTATGACTTCATTGATTTCGTCCGGGTCTGCATCTTTGTTTCGAAAGCCGATGTTCAAGACTTCTTGGCCTTCGATGATGACTGTTGCTGTACCGAACAAGACAACATGTTCGGCTTCTTCTATGTGATCTTGAATGACCTCGTTGGCTGCTTTCTGAACTTCGGCAAGATTGTCGGGATCATTGACCCAACAAACCATTTCAAACTCTGATGTTTCGACGTTTTCATCGTCTTGTTCAGCAATCATCAGGTACATTTCAAATCTCGGCATTCGGCTTCTCCACAATGCGTTTGGCTAGATCAGCGATTAGATTAGCCGTTGCTCTTGTGGTTAACTCTACATGACCGACCTCTTTGCCGTCTACCCACATGTAAACGACAGGTCCGTCAGCCCCATCTCGTACTGTAATTAGCTTTATCATTCTGCTGCCTGTTGCATGATTTTTAGTTGCGCTTGATTGTAGTGAGCCTTGTAGCGATGCTCGGCCCATAGGAATCCAAGAGCGCAGCTTGCGCGATACTTGGTCCATGAAAAGTCCATGACGCTTATTTCAACACCTGCATTTCGTAGCAATTCGATTTGCTTTGCTGATGCTTTCTGGTTGAGCCAACGCTTGGTTTTACTTGCTGCATTGTCGTCTTCGATCTCACGCAGGAAGTCATCCGCTGCTCGCATTGCGTTGATCTTGTCACCAATGGCAACTGTGCGCACTGGCATGGACTGTGGCTTGACCATGGCGACCCAGAAGTCATTGACGTATAGCGGAGCAATACAAACAACGCCTTTGAATCCCAGAGCCATCATAATGTCGCTTTCTGGGAACGGTTCGATCCACAAGAATGGCGACATCTTCATTAGATCGTACTCAGTCATCACAAAGTTTTCGAGTACGTCTTTTTCCGCTTTCTGGAAGATGTGACCGCAGAATGGGCATTCGCGTGTGGTTGGTGCGACTTCAGCCTCACACTCTGGGCATACCTTGACAGGAGCTTCGCCACCCTCTCGCTTGACTGCGCCATCTAGGTTGGCTGTGTCATCAAGAGAACCGTGCGTAATAACGGACGTTCCAAAGTCCATGACGATGCAGTCTGTCTTGACCGTATTCGGATATAGCTCAGGATCAACGATGCGCAGTCCACGACCAATCATCTGCACCATAGTGCCCTTCTGGGAGCATGGGCGCGTTAGGACAACGCAAGAGACTGGTGGGGCATCGAAACCCTCTGTAAGCACCGCTACGTTCACAATCACCTGCGTGTCGCCATGTTCTAGGTCATGCAGCATTTGCTCACGCTCGGCCTTGTCTGTCTCTCCTGTGACGTAATCAGCTTTGATGCCTGCGAGCAGGAACGCTTCGCAAAGATGTTCGGCATGTTTGACTGTGGAGCAGAACACAACGGTCTTGCGATCACCTGCCTTCTCCTGCCATTCCCGAACAATTCTATCGTTAATGACTTGGCGGTCCATGATCGCGGCGACTTCTTCCATGTCGTACTCTTTGCCGCGCTTGGTGACTTTGTTCAGATCATCGTTTACGCCAAGGTCAACGACAAACGTCTTGGGACGCACAAGATAGCCTTCATGAATTAATGTTGCTAATTCGATCTGATGTGCGCAATTATTGAAAACCGAACGTAGACCTTT